ATGTCACAAACCGCTTCAGACAATTCATCGAAAAAATCTGGTTTCTTTTTGTCCTTTCGATTTGCTTTGTAAGATTTCGAAAGTAATTTTCTATAATTCCCACGTGATTCAGCGCAAGTGACGATTTTATCAACTCCATAATGTTCGTCAAGTCGGTTACATATTGCCATATAAACTTCATCAAATTTTCCGACGGCTTCATCAAATGTTTCGCACTGGTAACATGATGAATAAATTAATGAATCGACATCAAATAATAAAATCATAAAAAAAGGTTTCCGTTATAACTTTCTTGTTTGTGTCGCATGTAATTTCCGACAATGGTTCTGGCTTGTCTTATAGTCAGACCAAATTCATTTGCTAAAAATGGCGCAGAACCAAACATGTTGGTCTTCCCAGATTCGCGCAAAACATCTAAATAATAAAAATGTTTTTCTTGTTCTTCAATACTCATTGGTTTAAAATTTCGTTAATAATTTGGTTTTCAATTTCGGTAATTGCTGACGGACTTAATATTCCATAAATGTCAACATCGTTGCAAGTCAAATGAATGAATTGCGCATCAAAGGTTGGCGGAAAATCTGGATTAAAATAATCACCTTTTTCGCCTTCCGTAAACGTTCCACTGACTTCAAGTTCTAAATCATGATAGTCAATGACAATAATTTCTGTTTTATACATTGTTCTTTTTTTTGGTTTTTGCAAAATTAACTAATATAATTTAATTAACAAATTTGTTTATTTAAAAGTTAAACGCATTTGATTTGTGTGTTGTTTTAATCTTGTCATACAATCATTGTAATATTCCGTGTCAATCTCACAACCAGTTAAATCAAAATTCAATAAATCACAAGCAATCGCAATGCTTCCAGAACCGACATGTGTGTCAAGTATTTTATAACCTTCCTTTGCATAATTCATTAATAACCATTCATAAAGTTTTACGGGTTTTTGTGTTGGGTGAATTCTTTTTTCCAATCCTTTGCCATAATCATTTATCGCTTTGCAATTCATTGTTCCGCCTTGAACATTTCCAGACCATTGAAAGTCAAACATTGTAATTCTGTTTTGACAATTTGTTCCCGCAATATCACAAGCACTTGCACCCCTAATTTGCAATAATGGTGTCGGCTTTTTATTGTGAATGATTCTTCCTTGACCAAGCAATGATTGTGCTTCACCGTAATAATTACAACCCCAAACAATATGCTTTTTGCTGACGCGCAACAATTCAACAAAATATTCTAATGACGGCGGTTGATTATTCCAATCTTTTTGTTTGTGTCCTTTTGTGATTATTCTTTTTCCGTTGCTTCTGTATTTTACTTTGTCACTGAATTTTAAACCAATCCCATATGGCGGATCCACAATCGCCAAATCGAAATGATTGTCTTCAAATCTGGACATCAAATTCATGCAATCTTCATTGGTTATTTTTATCATAAATTCATTAATTCATTAATGCATGTGTGACCACCTATCACAACCGCACAAGCAATCGCGGGTTTTTTACCACGCTTTGCATAAGCCATGGCGTAAGAATCAAAATCAATTCCACAACCAACTTGACAACCAAACACTTTGAAATTCTGACCAACAAAAAATTGTGTATAACATTGCGTGTGCAAATGTCCTTGAACGGTTGATTGCATGTCAGCGCGACATTTCATGTGAGCTGTTCCACCTTCACCATGAACGTATTGAACGCCGTCAATAACAATGCGGTCAACAAACTTCCATGTCGGTGTTTCCAAAACTTCTTTGTATGCTTTTATCCATTTTCTTGGAACTGCGCTTGACTGTGCTTTACGCATAATAATTCGGTCATGATTTCCAATTGTCACATGTGCTTTTGGGAATGCTTTAAACCAACGTTGAATTCGTTTAATTGCCAAGTCAAGTTCGTCCGCACCGCCCAACGCTTCAGTGTCAGTTTCATGGTAACTAGAATAATGATTGTCAATGACATCACCAATGAACACCACACGGTTGCAATTATGTTTTGCGTAAGTTTCTTGACAGTGGTCAAGATAAGCGTCAAGACAAAACGGTTCATGTAAATCACCAATCACCAAAACCCGTGATTGTTTTCTTGTTAAATTTTCATATGCCACACGTCTGTTGCCCGAAAGACGTGGTCTGATTTCTGGATTTTCATTCATATGTTTTAAATAAAATTATTAATTCAGTCACCAATGATTGAACACAACTTGCACATGATGACATTTTCTTTTGTCGTTTAAATACTCGATTGTAAATTTTAATTAATTGTTTTTGTTCTTGTCCACTTATCACATTGCGTTGTTTAAATTTTAAAAGGTTTTCTTTTAAATAATTATATTCATCTTCTTCCAAACATTTTGGAACATCATATTTAAATTTTTGATTCAACATTTCTTGTCTAGCGTCACACCCGCAATCGCGTCCCGCTTTATCAAAAATATATTTAACCGCTTTGTCAATACCTAAAGCCGAAGTCACTTTTTTAATGGTATCGCCAAGACCCGTTGATTGATTTTTTTCTTCATAATTTTTTTTAAAATTTTCGTAACTCATTTCACTGGATTTAATTGTTCATGTTTAACAACCCACGCTTCACCATGTTGGAAACGTTTTAATGTTTTTAATTGGTCAAATTTGTTTCTTGAAATCCAACCAACAAATTCAACGACTGGAAGTTTTATCCAAGCCAAGACATATGTTGTGCCTTTGGTCATGTTGAATTGTCTTTTGGAAATTATTAAATCGGGTTTGTATTTTTTTTCGGTGCTTTTAATTTGAACACCATTTTTAAAATCAACACCACCGTCACCACGACCAATTGTTTTTGTGTCAACTTGTTGTCCCGTTGCTTTTGCAAATGCAACTTCACCAATTGCGCCGACAACGTGACGATGCCACGGCGGTTTGTTTGCAAAGAAATTTTTTGAATTCTTTGTGTCTTTGTGATTCATTGAAGCCGAACGCCTTTTTCCAAGTTCTTCGGCGAAGGTGATATCTTCTTCAGATAATTTAATTTTATATTCTTTCATAATCTTCATTTAAATAATCAAGCCAATCTTCACCAAACTTTTCACGCATTTCGGTCTTGACTTTTTTTAACGTGTGAAATATATTGACCCAAGAAATTTGTGTTTCTTTTGCCATTTTACGAATTGACATTCCAGAATCACGATATATTTCAAAAATCTTTTTATCATACCAATGAAACGAATCAAGATGCTTGTCCATTTTCTGACACAATTTCCAAAATGCTTTTTCTTTTTCAATGTTGTTGTCGTTTATTTGTTTGAATGATTTCTGGTTGTCGTCTTTTGGCATTTTCTTTGACTTTTTATATTCATCATTAAAAATGTTTCTTATTACAAAAAACATATAACCACGATGAACTTTATCATTGCGAATAAATTTGTTCGGGTCGCCGTACTTTAATAAACGGAAATAAGATTCTTGAACGACATCTTCTGGGTTTTTTGAACCAAGTGCCTTTGCAATGTCAATCCATTCTTTATGGTGTTTATAAATAAGTTCAATCCAGTGTTTCACAAGTCAACGTTTTTAAAAGGATTAAAATAATCTTCACCAATAACATCGGGAAGACCGAATTCATTTATTTTAAATGAAAAATCTTTGAAAGGAAATCCCCTTGTTCGTTTACATTTAACATGAACAACATTCTTGTCGTTCGGGTGTCGTTCTAATTGAATTTGTGTTTCAGCTTTTTTTTCCATGAATGAACCTAAATGTCCAGTCGGTTTTTCTGACCCCCAATTTGAATGAATGACCGTAATAATATGACAATTATATTTTGCAGACCATTCCATTAATTTTTGAACAACTTCATTTGCTTCAACTATATTATTGACGTCGGAACATAAATCCGCAATCCCGTCAATTATAACAACCCCAATTTGATGCTTTTTGTTTTTAAGAATTTCGTCAATAAATTCAACCCTTGTTTTATATCCTATTGTTCGCAAAACATATGTTTCATAACAACCCAAGTCCGCATCGGTGTTCATGTCTGCAACACGTCTAAAAACGCGTTGTGCGTGGAATTTTCCTTGTTCTGTGTCAAAGTGAATTAAACATTCGTCATTGCGGTGTCCTTTTATGTCACCAACAAATTGATTTGAACCGCCTAAATATGCAGACGCTAACAATGAAACAAAATAAGTTTTGTGTGTTTTTGGGGGTGCTGAAACAAAAGAAAAATTTCCATATGTGCCAAGTGCAAGTTCAATTCTTTTTGAACCTTTAATCGTTTGATAATCGACCCAACCTTTTGAAATTGCCACGGGGGGAAATTCAACTTTTGAATTGTAATCGATTGAACATTGTTCTTTTAATTGTTTGTAGTTTTTCAATATGGAAATAAAAAAAGGGGGTCGCAAAACCCCCGTTAAAATTATAGATTTAAAAAGTCGAAGTCGTCGTCAGATTTTTTGACTTGTGCGTCTTGCTTGTCTTTACGCGGAAGAACTTTCGGTTCGTTGCCGTTATACCAAACCACGCGACCATTTCCAACATAAGTTTTTTTGACTTTGTTTTCGCGTTCTTCTGGTGTTTGTGAACAAGTCACCGCGACGTTTTGACCATACGGGTCAGCTTCGTCATTTATGCTGACTGTTAAATACATCACGGCGGTTTCTTCACCGTTTTTTGATTTTCCTTTCACCCAACGTTCTTTGGGAAGTTGGTGACCTTTAAGTGTAAAATTTAGTAATGTTGCCATTGTTTATTTATTTAAATTAATGATTTCGTTTTTATTATTTTTATCTTTTTTAAAACTGTCGGATTCATCTTCAGAATAAACCCCTTCCGCATAGAATCCAGTTACTTTCAAAACCGCCCTTGCAAATGCTCGTTTTTCCGCCATTTCGCAACAGTAACTTCCGAAATAATTTCCGCCCTTGCCAGACAATGCAGAACCAAAAGTTTCAAGCCAAACGCCTTTTTTGATTCTGGCTTTAGCTTTGATAACTGCAAAATTTGTGGCGGCTGTCATTGCTTCAAATTGAACTTTATCTTCTGATTTTTTACCTAATGCTTCAAAACTTCCTTCTTTGGTATAAAATCTCATTATCTTATGGTATCCTGTAAGTACTAGTTTTTAGTTTCTGTAATCATTTTTTAAGTTTTTTCACCTTCCCCATGATTATTCAAGTAGTTTAAGATCATTAATAATGGAAACGTAGATGAAATTGTTTGCTCAAGTGAACCATGAGGCTCTT